GAACTCGCTAAAAAAGCAGAGATGGAAGCTGAAACAAAGGTTAAAGAACGTGTTACTAAAATAGTAGAGACGTTTAAATCTGAGATGGAAGCTAAATTCAAAGCCCAAGAAGAAAAAATTAACTCTATCATAAAAGATAAAGAAGCTGTTGAGCTTAAGTTAGCAAAAGTAACTGCGGCCAACACTAAGCAAGAAGAACTTTTGGAAGTGTTGTTATCAGTGCCAACAGCAACTCCAACAGAAAAACCTAAGAACGCAGTATTAGCAAGTGCTAACAACTGGGACAGGGTTATTAAAGCAGCACAAAAGGCACAAGAAACAAAAACTAAAACTAAATAATTTAAAAAATGGCAGCATCAACATATCAGGTATCTGGTTTAGCGGCATATACAAAAGATGACGCAAATCAATTAATGGTAGATTTCATTTACTCAGAGGTAGACACCCTGAAGTATATGACTAAAGTACCAGACATTAAAAGCGCACAACGCTTAAACAAAGTAGTAATCGACCCTATTTGGCAGGATCAAGCTTGTGGATGGAACCCTTCAGGTGACACCACATTCTCTCAAGCCACTTTAACTGTTGGCGACATCGCCGTTCAGTTGGACTGGTGTGAAAAGCAACTTGAGCCGAAATACATTCAAGAAGCAATGAAGCCGGGTTCTAATCTCGATATGCTTACCTATAAAGAAATCTTTATGGACGAGATTAAGCAACAAATCAATATGCGTAGAGAAGAAGCTCTTTGGTTAGGTGATACTAACTCAGGTTCTCAATTCTTAAACAAATACGATGGATTGATTAAGAACATTGCAGCAGCTTCAGGTGTATTGACTTACTCAGGAACTACTTGGTCTAAAGCTAACGCTCGTACAGTAGTAACAGGAATTGTGGATAAAATCCAAGCCTCTGCTCCTGACGTTATCGCAAAAGGAACAGTTAAATTATTCATGTCTCCATACAACCTTTATCAGTATCGTCAGAAATTGATTGAAGATAACTTGTATCACATGACTGGCAAAGATGCCACTATGTACGATGAGACAGGAACTATCGAGATTATCCCGGTTCGTGGTTTACGTAACCGTTCAGGATATATCTACGCTATCGAGCCTGAAAATATGTTCTACGGAACTGACCTTTTAGACGAGGCAAATAAAATGGATTTATGGTGGTCACAAGACAGCCAGAAGGTTCGTTTCTTGGCTCAGTGGAAAGAAGGAACTCAGGTGTTCACTGGCACACGTATCGTTCAGTATTTAGGAGTATAAACCTTAGAAGGTGTAGCCCGATAATGTAGGGCTACCCTTTTATTTTAATAAAATTAAATGGCAACTTGTACAGTACAAACTGGAGAGACATTAGATTGTAAGATAAGCGGTGGCGCACGTAAAGTTTATGTGGCTGATTTCGCAAACGTAGGAACACCGACTGTAACGTCTGGAGTTATTGCTACATGGACTGCGGCAGCTAATAAATTCTTCGTTTACAATGTAAGACCTGAAACCGCAGAAGCTAAAGCAGAGGTTCAACAGAACGATGCTAATGGTACTGCTTATTTCATGCACACCGTTAACATGGTTACTTACATTTTGACTTCCCCAAAGAATCAAGAGTTTCAAAGACTTGCTGCTAACCGGGTGGTTATAATCGTAGAAGATCGTAACTCAACAACTGTTGGTGGTGCTGGTAAATATTGGGTTTACGGCTTTAACAACGGGCTTGTGTTGACAGGTGGCGGTGGTGGAACAGGTAAGGCAATGGCTGATAAAAACGGCTACGACTACACCTTTACGGGTGGTCAGGAGAATATGCCTATCGAATACACTGGCTCTATCTCATCACTCTTAGCTTAACAATGAGCTAACGCTCAACTAAACTTAAAAGAAGCCTCTCAGAAATGGGGGGCTTTTTTATTTATAGGTTACTAAACACCCTATTTTTGGTATTATATTAATGATGATGTTAATCACTCAAGCAAGTACTAATTATGTTAGACCTACCTGTAAAGAGAAGCAGGTTTTAACAAGTCCTTACTATTTGGTTAAGTTTCAACACTCAACAACAAAGGTGATAAGATATTGTATATGTTCAGATAGTTCACCCTATGTGAACCGTTATCAGAAATTAACAATAGTGGAAACCTCTACACCTACGGTTTCAACTAACCAGGTGAAGTTAGACAAGGTTGGGTTTTGGTCTTATTTTATATACGAGCAGAGTTCAAGTGCTAACATAGACCCAAGCGGATTAAACGAGGTAGAGAGAGGGTTGGCGTATGTTTTACACACCCGTTCAACTATGAGTGAATACACAAGTTATCCATCAACCATACCATCATATAGTGGCTATTAACGAAAAAATAACAATCAGTAAGACAGGGTTTGTATCAGTACAACTCTCTAACCATTCCACGCCTCAATTTGAGCCGGATAGAAATGGTAATTTCATTAAGTACGGGGAGAATAACGACTACCCTAATTACTTGATTGACCTATTTAATCGTAATGCTGAACACTCAGCCATTATCTCAGGGAAGGTTAACTACATCTCGGGAAATGGTCTTAAGTATAAACCAGTAGAGGACTTAAAAGTAGAGGCTAAATTACAGGCGTGGATTAATAACGCTAACAGATTTGAAAGCTGGAACGATATTCTAAACCCTATTACTTTAGATTTTGAATTATTTAATGGTGTTTGGCTTGAGCTTTTAGCAGACCCTAAAGGAAGAATACAAGAATACTACCACATCCCATTCAGTAAGTTAAGACTAAGTGAAGATAAAAAGAGTGTGTGGTATTGTGAGAATTGGTCTAAAAAGAACAGGAGTGAATTTGAGCCTATTCAATATCCTTTGTATGATCCTGAGAAACCTTATGAGAAATCATTTTACTTCTATAAACTAAGCCGACCAGCTTCAGATAATTATTCGGATGCTTATCCCTTACCTGATTATATGGGTTGTATCTCTGACATCGAAACAGATATAGAGGTGTCAATGAACCAGTACTATAACTTAAAGAATGGATTAACGGCTAATGCTATTATTAATATTTACGGGAATAACCCTACTGATGATGAGAAAAGAGAAATAGCTCGTAACTTAATTTATACTCACGGCTCTTCTCGTCGTGCTGGTACTTTTTATTTGAACTTTACAGCCGACACCAACACTAAGGGTGCGGATGTTACGCCTTTAGAATTACCCGAAGCATACAAAAGATTTGAAAGTTTAGGACCAAGATTACAACAAAAGATATTTACCGGGCATAAGGTTACCTCTCCCATTATTTTCGGTATAAAAACCGAAGGGCAACTCGGAGGGCGTACAGAATTACTTGAGGCTTTTGAAACCTTCACTAAGTCTTATGTAGAAATTAGACGCAGACATATTGAAAGTTTTATTAAATACTTCGCATCATTGCGTGGATTACCTGCCGAGAACTTATACATTGAGGGGGTTAGCCCAATAGGTGAAGAATTACCGTTGGATGGCTTACACGTTTCTGAGGTTATGACTATTGATGAAAAGAGAGAATACTTAAATGAGAAATACGGAACAAATTTAGCACCCGACCCAGAGAAGGATAGTAGATTAAATCTTGCTCAGAAAATTGGAGTGGGCGGTATTAGTTCTTTCCTTGATGTTTTAAAAGACGATGGATTTACCCCTAAAGAAAAGTCAGATATATTACAAGCTATGTATGGTCTTAAACCAAAAAGAGCAAATCTTTTATCTGGTTACGACCCATTAGCTCCAATAACCGATAAGGTAGACACAACATCTTTAGCACAACAAATCGGAGTGGGTGGTGTTCAGGGGCTAACAGCAATTTTACAAGACCCAACCATTACTCCACAATCTAAGTCTAATATGGCTCAGATTATTTTCGGTGTCAAGAAAGAACAAGCTGACGCTTTGGCTGGGTTAGCCCCATTACCTACCCCTCAAGTTCAGCCACAACCCACACAGATGTCTAAACAAAAAGACCCCGTGTTGGAAATGTTACTTTCTTCTTGTATAGACGATGAAGATGATGAGGTTTTAGAAGAAACTTACATCACTTTTGACAAGGTTGCGGAGTTTGAGAAGTCTGTTCAACTGAAATTTGCCGAGGTTGTTACTAATGATGTAGCTACTATACGCAAAAAGATTTTAGATTTAATAGCCGGTAACCCTGAAATTAAAGTAGAGGACTTAGCTAAACAGTTAGGAGTTGATAAAGATTACATTAATTCCCAAATTGGGAACTTAATTGACAAGGGTATTTTAACCGAGAACCAAACAGGATTTATACCAACGGGCAAAGGATTTGATAAGGTAGAAGATATAGCCCCAACAAAGACCGAGATTTACACGGTATATAAGTATGTTAAAAGAGACGATGTAAGTGGTGAGGACATTCTTCCAACTACACGGGAATTTTGTGCTGAGCTTGTAAGGAAATCAAAAGCAGGTAAAAGTTGGACAAGAGATGCAATAGAGAAAATAGAACCACCTGATAGTTCAGTGGGATCGGTTTGGGTTTATCGTGGAGGTTTTTATAACGATGGCGGGGAGACTACCCCTTATTGCAGACATCTTTGGAAAGGGATTACAAAAATTAAAAGGACTAAGAAATAATGGCATCAGCTTTATTAATAGATGTAGACTATTTACAAGAACATTCAGTTGTTCCGACAAACGTCGACCCCAAGTTAATCGAACCTTCGATTGTTTGGGTGGGGGATTATTACATTCAAAAGATATTAGGAACGGATTTATATGAGCAGATTTGCACACAGATTTCTTCCTCTACTTTAAGTTCAGCTAATCAAACCCTATTGAATACCTGGTTAAAAGACTGTTTAATTAATTACATTATCTCTGAATTACCCGATGACTTTAAATTGAGGCTGATGAATAAAGGCCCGATGATTAAGAACTCAGAGAACAGTCAACCTGCTTCGATTGAAGATATAGAAAGATTTATAAGCAAGTATAAGAGTAAGGCTGAATTTTACGCACAGAGGGCTATTAATTTCCTTTGTGATAACACTTCAACCTATCCGCTATACTCTGGTGGCAATAGTAATTTAAGCGACATACAACCAATATCTAACAGCTTTAAGTGTTCTTTATTTTTAGGGGATGCTGATAGTTATGTAGATAAAGTAAGAGATTATAAAAACATTACTGACCTGTGAATATTACGTTAAACCAAATAGTTAAATTGTTTGAGGACATTGCCACAAACCACGACCAAATACAATCGTTTGGGTTTGGTGACTTGTGGGAATATTCCGCTAATAATGACGGGTTGACAAAGAATAAAAAAACACCCACGCTTTGGGCTGTTTTGGAGGATAGTACTTTTGATAGTAATGAGCTTGTATTAAACTTTACCTTGTTGGTTTTTGACTTGGTTAAAAAAGACGAGTTTAATGAAACAGAGGTTTTAAGTGATACTTTACAAATAGCGGGGGATGTGTATTCTATTTTACAATCTCCAGATTATTATGACCACTTTACAATAATTAGCTCCTCACAGTTACAAGATTTTACCGAGAGATTTGATGATGAAGTGAGTGGATGGAGTATGAAAATAGGATTAAGAATACAAGGTATTGACACAAGGTGTGTTGCTCCTGCGGTAGTACCTGATATAGTTGGCGGATGAAGATATTAATTATCATATTATTTCCTTTCTTACTTACCGGACAGACATTCGATAAGTATGACTTCTTGCATCATTATGCTGGGGTAGCTATAACCACGATCTCAGGGTCATTCATTTATTACAAAACCCATAACGATAAATTATCAGTTGGTTCTGGGTTTGCTCTCGGAATTTTGGCAGGTCAGGCCAAAGAAGAAATATGGGATTTAAGATGGAAGAAAGGAACTTACTCTAACTTTGATAAATTCTCAACGGCTTGGGGTTCTATGTGTGGTTCATTCTACTTAGTAATAGGAATTAATTTACATCAAAAACAGTGCATAAAAAACAAGAAAAACAGATATACATTTAACAAATAAAAACAATGGCAACAAAATTAATAAACTTCAGAGTAGAATTTACAAGACCTAACAATACTACGGCTTATGCAGTAGGTGATGTGGTTGGTCCTAACCCAGCAGCAGCTTTAACCCTTACTCCTAATCAAGAGAATGCGGTTATCTTAGGGCAGAGCTATTTAGTTAAGTCTATCCGATTAGTAACTAATAACACGACTGTTACGAACGGTAACTTTAAGCTGTACTTTTTTAAAGAAGCTCCAACAGGAATAGCGGATAACTCACCATTTACTTTGCTTTATTCTCAGAACGCTATTAGAAGCGGTAACTATCAACTTCCTTTAGTGGCAGTTGAAGGGTCTGGTGGGGATTGTGCGGAGGCTTACGCTTCAGACGTAAACATCCCTATTAAGACTACAGCTAACGGGATTAGCGCAGTATTAGTAGCTGAGGGGGCTTACACTCCAGCCGGTGGACAAACTTTTTATATTTCAATCGAAGCATTTATAACTGCTGAATAATGAACATAGTTGTATTAGATAGTGGTAAATCAATAGACCCTGTATTATTAAGTTGGTACAGTTCTTTAACAGGAACAAAACCAAGTAGCCTTTTAATGAGGCATCTTAATACTGTTATTAGTGGTCTTAGAAAAAGCGGTGATATAAATAATTTAGATTTCATTCAGCTTGGTGGAATGGAAACCTCTGAACAAACCCTACGACCTATCTTTACAAGTTCTTCTACTAAACTATGGGTAGTTAACGGAAGTGTTACCGTTGATAATTACGGACTAACAGGTGATGGTTCTACTGGCTTTGTAGATACATTTTGGGTTCCATCTACTGATGGAGTAAAGTACGCATTAACCGATGCCTCTTTAGGGGTGTATGTTGGTAATAATAGTAACACTAATAGTTACGAAGCAGGAGCAAACAATGGAAGTAATGATACTATAATCGGAGCGAGAAGTTCAGGGGTTGCCACGTTTGGAAACAACGTAGGCGCATCAGCCGCTACTGTCGCAACAGCAAACAGTATGGGATTATTTGTAGCATCTCGCATAAGCTCAACTGTCCAGAACGGATATAAGAACGGTAACTTAATAGTTAACGACACAGCAAACAACTCAGCCGCATCTAAGACACTTAGAAAGCTTTACGTTTGTGCTTATAACAGTAACACTGTTGCTAGTTTTTTTAGTAATAAAAGAATACAGTGCGTGTTTGCAGGTAACTCATCAGTTAAACCATCTATTTATAATATCATTCAAAACTATATGTCTTTAAGAGGAATAGCAGTATAAATTATGACAAGCACTTTACTAATATCTATCCTATTATCCATAGTTGGA